TTTCATTTCGTGGCCCGCGACCAAGAACGAGAAGACCGGCAAGTGGTGGCAGCACTGCTACAGCAGCGAAGCCTTTACCGCTGCGGTGATCGAAGAAGCGCGCAAGGGCATCACCGATACGCGGACCCATGCAGAGCGCAAGCGGCCACCGGCTGATGACTTGTCGGACGTACCGTTCTAGCCATGCACGAAATACCGCTCACCAGCAAAGCCCAGGCGCGCGAAGCACTGCGCAAAGCATGGGAGTGGGCTGCACCGCGTCTAGAGCGCGGCGAACGGTTATCGCTGGCTATCGGCGAGCCTAAGCGCAACGATCCGCAGAACCGCAAACTGCACGCGAGCATCGCGGAGATTGCCAAGACGGTCGAGTGGGCGGGGCGCAAGTGGGATGCCGAGGTTTGGAAACGCCTGCTGGTGGCTGCGTGGTTACGCGCGCACAATCAGCAGATGATTCTCGTTCCGGCGATTGATGGCGCTGGGGTTGATGCGGTGTTCCGCCGTACCTCGCAACTTACGAAAGCGGAGTGCGCCGATCTGCAAGATTTCATACACTGCTGGGGCGCTTTACAAGGGGTAGAGTTCAATGACTAAGCAATTCTCCGACTACGGCCCGCCAACAACGCATCCGCACGATCCTCGGAACGCGCCGGACGAATATGACGAATGGTTCGACGCGACCTATGCCGCGCTCGAATCCGCAAAGGACTACATCAACAAGGCGATACGCGAGATGGACTCAGGCGCAGACCGCGATGAACTTATCGTCACGCTGGCTATGGACGATGCGATAGTGGAACTGGGTGGCGTTGTGCCGAAGCGATGAACAGTAGCCATGACGCCAAGGGCCGCGCACACATACGCCGCGTCAAGGAATTGCCGTGCTCGCTCTGTGATGCTCCCGGCCCTTCGCAGGCGCATCATATCGATCAGACGCAAGCCTATACCTGTGTAGCCCTCTGCCCCAGTTGCCACGGTGGCCCCGGCTACCCTAGCGGATGGCACGGCACAAAGACGCTCTGGCGCATCAAGAAGATGGACGAGTTAAGTTGTCTCAATGTCACTATCAAACGACTGATGGAGGAAGCATGACCACCACCGACAAAGGAATCCAGCTAACCGGGAATCAGGTGATCGCCATGTACCCCGCGTCAGTGGCAAGAGGAACAGACGCACATTGGCCCGCAGTTGCAATGCAATGGATACAGCAGGCGGAGTCTGAGATTGTCCGGCTGACCGCCCTCGCAGGGGCAGCACCAGCAACGCCCACCGCATGTGGCGGCAACGACAAACTGCTGATGAATGGCGACGGTTCGTTGCGTGTTGAGAGGGCGCAGCCAGCACCAGCAGCGGCGGTTGACCCGATAGACGAACCGTATGGACGATATTCGTTCACCACTGAAATGCACAAGGAAAAGCAAGATCGAGACACTGCCGCTCTGCGAGCCGAACGTGAGGCAGAAACGGACCCGTGGCCGTTCCCTGACCCTGCAAATCGAAAGTAGCGTATTACAATTTCAGGGTTGTTTTTTTAACGGCGCACGCTCAATCTGCAAGGCTCGATACCAGTCTTGCCAGCCAGCTACACGGGCTTCGAGGGTGTCAGCCGACTCAGCCACTGCCTGAAGAGTTCTTGCACAGCTTGAGAAAATGTCCCAGGGGACGGCGGAGTTAACAGCTCGGATGGCGGCTTCGGGATCGCTGGCGGCTGCGCTTGCGGGACTAGCGGGGCCTGCGTTGAGCAACTCATTAAGAGCAACGCGAGCATTGGCAGCGTCAGTGCGCGCCCTACCGAGATTAGCCTGTAGTTTGTCATTTGCGATCCTAGCGGCGTCTGCCATCTGTCTCTCTGCCATGCGGTTCATCCGCTCGGCTTCCAGGTTCACGGCTAGTTGGGCTGCCTTCTCTGCCGCCCATTCCTGCCGTACCTCTGCCCGTCCTACGTCGCGCTCTTTGTGAACGAACCAGCTAAACCCTGCCACCAGCGCCGCCAACATGGCAGCGTATGCGATGGCGCGGAATTCGAGCACGTTACATAGCGGCGACTGCCGCCTTGAGCGCTTCTAGTTGAGCCTTCTCGCCAGCAGCCTGCTGGGCAGCGAGCACGACCGCGCTGTTGTCCGTATGCAGTTGCCCGAGTTTGGTAACCGCTCGGGTGGCGATCTTGAGCAGACGGGTTTTAGCCGTGGCCTGCTGGTAGGCGTACCAACCGCGAATGGCGAAGCCTACGGCAATGCCGGATACTGCGACGATGATCAGATTGGGGTCCATCACTTACCTTTCGTTGGTTGAACGATTACGTGATTGTCACACTTGCGCTGCTCCTGCGCCTGCCCTACGCTAAAGCCGAACACGAACGCCAGTCCAAGTGCAAAAAACGGAGCGGCTAATCGAAACAAAAAGCCCCACGGGATCATGGCAGCTTCTCCAGCGCTTGCTTGATCGTCGCATCCTTACCAGCCGACCCCGACGAACTGCCAAACCAGAAGGTAACCACGGCACCGAACGCAGCCGCTAGACTGCCGATCAGCAACAGCAAGGGCTCCCGTGCGCCTGCAGGTGGTTCCAGTAGGAACAGGGCTACGATGGCCGCGATAAACATCACGCAGATCAGCACCCCGAAGAAAACGTGCGACCGGTTCATGGCTCGATCATACCAATGTCGCACCTATGGCGCTCTATTTCGCCATGCTCCCGATGCAGCACAATTAGCTGCATGTCCCGGCCAGCGCGATAACCCTTACCCGCGTGCCAAGAATCCTTCGGCGCTAGGGTGCGGAAGGTTTCGACCATGACTCCTGGGTGCTCCTTGTCCTTGGTACGGTGGTGGATATGGCCGCAGTACCAGTATCTGTGCTTCGTCAGGCCCCAATCCTCTGACCTGTCGTGCGCCATGATCCCCGGCAGTTGCTCCATCTTCGCCCCGTGCCCGTGATGCGCTCCGATCAAGCACTTGCCGAAAGTGTGATACTTGAACATGCTCGGGGATAGGTCGATATGCACCCGGTCTTGGTTATCGAAGAACGCAGCCAAGCATAACGACAGGGCAAACGAACTGTGCGGGTCGTGGTTCCCCGGCAGATTCCAGACGACAACCCCTTTATGCTTTTCCAGCAGTCGGTCTATGCAGTGTTTCATAGAGCGAATTCCGACTTGCATTACCTTGGCGTGCCGTGTATCTACATCTAGGTGTACACCGTGAGTCGGTGTCATGTTGCTAGAGTTATCAGCGTGGAAGAAATCGCCTAGATTGAGCAGCATCGCAGTTTCAGCAGGCGGGGCAGATGAAACCAGCCGATCTATCGAGGCGTAGGCTAGACGTTCTGCCGTAGCGAGGTCGAAGTCATCGCCCGATTCTTCACCCCATGCATACATGCCAAAATGGGGATCGCCCATCGGATACACGGCCATGATATCGGAATTGGCATACTTCGGCGGGGCAACAGCGCGGGATAGGCCCTTTATGTCGGCAGCCAAGTGAGATACAAAGTCTCTCACCGCTTGCTCTGCCTGAGCCCGGTCTAGCGAGGACTTAACCCACTGCCCTTTTACCTTGCCGTCTTCGTCGTAATAGGTCGATACGCCCTTGACCACGAACGGCGCAGGAACAGGGCGCACCATATCGTGATCGGGAGAATAGCCGCGCTTCGCAGCGAGCACCTTCAGCCCTTGGATTGAACGGGTGACTACATCCCCCCGTATGCCGAGCGATATCGCCGCCTTGCGCATACTGCCGAGCGCATTTACTGCGTCGATGTACTGACACTGGCGCTCAGTCGCCCACGTTTTAAGTTCTTCATCAACGGATGTGATAGGATTCGGCATTACGCCCCCAATCTATAGGTGCGAACCCGACCGCCAGAAGTGGCGTCGATATCGCAGGCGATCCGAACAGCCTTGGCACATGACGCTCCTGCCGCCATTGCGCCGCGCGCCGTCTTACCACCAGTACCTATTGCGAATTGCTTCTGCTCGATCAGAATCCAAACGCCGTCTGCCGTGTTCCAGCAGTCGATGCCCTTGGATGAGAGGCGAATGATTGACACATCGCCAGCCTTCGGAAGAGGAAGGCCCTTGCGGTATGCCTCAAACCATTTGTCAAGGTACTTGCTGGTGCCAGCACCCCCGACTAGCGTGCCCTTGATCCTGAATATCTTGCGAGTGAATCCGCACTCGTTGCCATCAGTCCAGAATGAATCCGCACACATAACGCCGTCTGTAGCGCAGGCGGCGATGGTCGTCATTGCGTTATCTCTTCGCAGAGCAGCACATCAAGCCCAATATTTTGGGCAATGTAGCGCTCAAGGTGCGATCCGCTGGACAATTCCCACCCTGGGAGCAGTGCAATAGCATCGCATCCGCATAGGGCAGGGATCGCTAGCCGCAGGCAATTTGTCCACGGCATAGCAACGTCAGGGTTTAGTTCTGCCGGGTTCACGACTTCGTACCCTAGCGCGCGGAGTCTCGCTGCCTCTGCGTGGAAGGCAGGGAAGTTCATCTCCGGTATGCCGGTCATCGGGCCAGCTATATACACTTTTTTGTACATACTTTGTATATACTTATTGTATATCTTTAAGATATCTTCACGGCTTGCCGCCGATGAAGGCCCAACTGTAGGTCGGTTCCAGTGGCGGCACGTACTTCAGGCGGTTCGTGTGTATCTCACGCCAGAGGTACGGCTTGCCTTCCACGCGCACCCACTCTTCATCCGTCGATTTCTCCTGCGCTTCAATCGAGCGTCTGGATGGGCCGAGGATGTAGTCGCTTGTCACGCGGTCACCCCGCCAGCGGTTTCAAACGCGGCAAGCAGGAACCCTAAAGGTCGCTCGGTCTGCGCGTATCCAGCAGCGGGGAAACTCGCCCAGCGGCTGCGGCACTTGTGGATAGCCGTCTCGATCCTGCCAGCTTCGATGTCCACTAGCGCACCGCATTCGCGGATCAACTGCAAGGCCCACTTGTCTTGTGAGCCGGGGCCGAAGTCAGGCAGCGATAACTGCTTGCGGTAGAACTCCCAATAGCGCCCCATGAACTGATAGCGACCAGCGGCATCCGAATTCAACCGCTCGCACCGAATGCGCGGGTGCTTGCTGTAGTCAGAGAACAGGATCATCTTCTCTGGCGTGGACCCGACACAGACGTTGTATCCGTTGCGGGATAACAGCAGCATCCGGTGTCCAATCTCGGACTCCGCGATCATGTCGAGGAACGCTCTTTGCTGGTCAGTCATTGGGCTTTGAATACCTGTAGACAATGCCATGTACATGCGCTGCGTATTCGTCTGCGCGGCGCTTCTCTAGAAATACCGCTATGAAACCGTCTGCTGCACGTACCAGCCAGACGGCTTCGGGGATCATATATCCCACTCACCGGGACTAAGCGCACGGCCTTTTTGCTTCTGTAGATGCTGAATCAGCTTGGAAGCTTCAGCGTAGAACTCGCGTTGGCTGAATATCGCACAGCCACCACCGTCCATGCACTCCCGCGTTTGAGCTGGACCGAGGATCATGTAGTCGTCACCTACCGCGACGGGTAGGAGCACGTAAGTTCGGGAGAACCAGAAAGCGGCGATAGCGCAACAGAGGAGAAAAGTTACCACTGCTATCGCTACGGATTTCATGGTTGCACCTATCTGAATGTAAAGTGATTAGCTGCCCACGCTACAAATCCGCCGACTGTCGCTGATACGCCGCCAAGCCACATCAGCGCCCTCCAACCCCCCTTAGCTTCATGGAGCGTATTTAATACCTCATCCAGTTTGTTAGCAAGGTCTTTTATCTGGTCTGCCTGTCTGCGGATTACCCCCTCAAGAGCCTCCACACGACCCTCCAGGCGGGCAATGTGGATTGAGTCAGCGGTGATGTCATGCACGGCGGTCCCCTGTTAAGCAATTCGCAGATATTTCCAGTAGACCGTCTGGTTCACGCCAGAGCTTTGCGTAGCCTGCACGTTTCTGGCGGACACTGTTATCGTCATGTCAGCCCCGTTGACGCCATCGGCTCGGATAAGCGTTGTGCCATCGCAGACCAGTGTGGCTATGGCAACACGAGTTGACCCGCTGTTCGGCCAGTACACGTAGAACTGATACACACCGGCTGACGCAGGGAGGGAGGTCATCGTGGTCGGCGTGGCCGTCACTACGTTGGTCACGCTGCCCGAGTTTTGCGTACTCCCAGCATCCACGAACAAGCGCGGACGCAGACCAGTCATATCGAACTTCTTCGTTGTCGGGAGCCATGAATCTCCGTATGAGTGAACCTCGATATCGTTGCCAGAGCATGTCACCGTCTCGGTGTACCGAGATGCGAGACTGATGATCTTGGCCTGCCGCTCGATCAGACAGGGCGACTCTACGGCGCAACCGTCAAGCGTGATCAGTTCATAGTTGTTTTCATACCCAGTCGACGTATCTACTCTAAGGAAGTAGTCAATATTCTCTGACTGGCAGGATATCAGTTTGATGTTGTCATATCTGTAGGCAACATAAACGTATGCGTTTCCCGTCGCAGGAAGGTTTCCAATTGATTCTGCTGGACCTCCGTCGCAGTTATCCATTTCGATATAGCCTGCGAAGTTGATATAAATACCAGCGCCATTATCTGCAATTAGGAATCTGCAATGCTGGAATTTCCATACATCGGCGTTTATGGTGTTGAAATACACGCCATATGTATTATTGAAGAAAACGCAGCTTGATACGATTACATTGTCACACTGCCAGTCGCCAGCAGTAGCCGCAACGTCTGAAACACTGATTGCACGCTCGAAGTTATAGAACGTGACTTGTTCAAAGACAAAGCGATAACTACTGTTAAGTGCATCACCGAGGAACCTGATGCCATACTTTCCAGCGGTCGGAAGAGTGGGGCCACCATCTCCGACCTTGGCGGCGGGGATGCTTACCGCACTCAGCGAGATGTTCTTCCATGCAACATCACATACACCTTCGCCAACTGTAAATATTGGAGTGGCTGCCGTGGCTTGATACAGGAATGTGGGAGCCTCGTTGCCCGTTTTTGGAATACCGTAATACGGGTCAACATTGCTTGCCCCCTGAATGGTGATCCCAGAGGTGAGTGCTTGTGCGGCAGTGATGTAGAACTTCCCTGCGGGGATTTCCAGGACACCGCCGCCGGCCAGTTCCGCCACTGCTGCCGCAAGTGCGGACGTTACATTCGGGGGTGATGTGCGGGCAATAGCCGCCGCTTGATCCGCCGCCGACATGAAATCGAACAGGTTGACGGTACGCTCGTTGACTTGGTGCTGCGTCGTTGCTACTGCGCCAGTGAATGTTTTCTTGACAGCTACTAACGCATCTCCATTTGCAACATCGGTTGAGCTTGCCAACAAACCCTGAAGCGTTACGCCATCCTCACCGACGTTCTCAAATGTGATAACACTGGTTCCGATGGTGACCGTCGAGGTATTCGACAGAGCATATAGCCCGAGCGTGCCAGCACCGTTGTAAACCGGAACGATGGTTCCCATCGCGGCGTCATAGTTCCCGTTGAAGTCGACAGACCTTGACCATGCGGCTGTAGAGACTACCCAGATACCATTGTTGATACTGCCGCCAGTGATATCCATCAACACGCGGTCACCCGTTACGCAGGCAGTACCTCCAACGGTCTGCTCTCCGCTGAGGGTAAGCGCGACTATCGACCGCGCTTTACACGCCGTCTTGATAGCTGTATTTCCTACAAGGCCGAATCGGCGGTCAGTGGTGGGGGATACCATTTTCTATTCTCCGGTAATGGTGGGCGGACTTGCGACAACAATCAAGCAGAGGAGGGGGTGCATGATTATCATCGGGTCCGCCCGTAAACTCATGGGATTGCCGCCGACAAATCGGGGGCTCGGTCGGGCATGGCGTCTCTAGGAGCCCACCAATATTTCTGTCCGTAGTCCTTTTGACCACGCTGCTGAATTCTTGATAGATAGCCGGGGGACAAACTCTCGTTCACCGCGTTCGTGAACCCGTGCTCGACAAACGGCTTGAACCACCAGAGATTACCTCCGGGGGTTTGCGCTTTGCCCCACGCGAACAGTTCCGCTTCCCAATGCGTGTCCTTGCCCTCGGATGCCTGCCACACGTTCTCGGTGATGTTCTTCAACACCAAGTCTGTGACGGTCCCGATGGTCGGCCCCGCTAGATTCTTGATAGCGGTGGTTGCTGAGTCGGTGGAACTGCTGGCAGGATCGACCAGGAACATATCGCCCGCAATGGACAGACCACCGCCTTGCGCTAGTGCCTTCGCCCAGAAGCGGCCCTTGCTCATGTCTATGGGGTCTTTACCCTTCAGGATTTCCTTCTCCTGCACGGCTATCGCTCCGAGTCCCGTCATGGTTGCCATCAATGCAAAACCGTAGGCGGTTCTGCTAGCCATCACGGGGGCATCAGTAGCCCCGAGGTTGCCTTCGAGCATCCGCCCCCAGTGCCGCGTGACCATCGCAGTCGGGAAACTCTTAAACTGCATCACGGTGCGGGCAATCTCCCCACCCCACGTTCCGGCCTGAGCGCCGCCAGCAGTGATAACCGCGCGGGTCGCTAGGTCAGGATTGACAACGGCAAATTCGCTTTCATCGTGGATCAGGCCGAACACCTTGGCCGCGATAGCGTCGGCATCAGGATGCCCGCTCGCCTTGATCGCTTGAGGCGTCAGCAGTTCGCGCCCCTTGAACTGAGCCGGGGGTACGGTATTGAGCACCGCCCAGTCAGCCTCAGTGATGCCCGCCCGAGTCAGTCTCACGCGGTCAAACTCATCGAGCGCGGACCAACCCATCTTCGCCATGCGGGCTAGACCGGCATTCATCGACATGGTGAATCCCTGTCGAAGTCCGTCAGTCCACGCATTGAGCAGCGACCACTTCAGCACCGACCCGGCTAGTTTCCCTGACCAGTTCGTTCCGAGATGATCGCCGGACCAGCGATTGATTTCACTGGCGGTCGATTCGGCAATCATGCCGTGGACGCTCATCCACTCGCGGGTTTCCTTGCTGGCTTGCGAACCGATATCCTGAATCAGTTGCCAGTAAGGAAGTTTGTTATAGCCGGTGTTCATCAGCACCGTGCCCAAGTCGTTGACGCTTGAGATAACAGCGCCGCCGAGCTTTGCCGCCGTTTGCAGATTGCGGACCAGCGAGAACGTATTCGCTAGCGTTGTGTCTACCGGTGCGCCAACCTTGCCAGAGATCATGTCCCAATAGGTCTGCGGGTTGATCGACATCGCGCCGACCAGCTTTGTCGGCTGAGTGCCATCAGCCATAGCGGACAGGTCGAATTGCAGCCGCGCGGTAGCGGTGGCATCAGGCCCGTATCGCTCGACAAGCCCGATATCGCGGACCATCCCGCTAACGTGGCCCATCATCGCGTCATAGATCGACCCGCGCCCGAAGTCGCGCATGTAGGTCGCCCACGCCTCGCCATCTGCGAAGTGAATCTGCCGTGAGTCGCTGCCACGGTTAGCCCGCGAGCCCGATCCCTTGAACGCACCGGGCTCCTGCTTATTCAGGCCCTCGGTTGAGAGTGTTTCGTATGCGGCGCGTAATGTATCTTTCAGAGCATCGTCGCTCATGCGCGAGCCATCTTCCAGCAGATACCGGGAGCGATCTAGCAAGGGTGCGGTTTTCTCAACCCACAGATCGACCCCGGCAGCGCGGACCTTTGACGTATCGTGCGGCTGCGGGACATACCCGTAATCGAGTTTGCCAACATCGCCCCCGGCCTCGTTGAACCGGGTCCGTAGTTTCTCGATGGTATCTAGCCACGCCCGAGCAGCGGTTGAGGCAGTGGAGTTGCCCGTATGCCCGTCTGCATCCTTGAATATTTCCTTCACGATGTCGCGGGTCATGCCTGGATTCTCGGCGTCGAATGCCATCATCAGCATTCGCTGGCCCATACCGGCGCCCTTCTTATCCCCGGCAGCCTCGATCAAATCAATCATTGACCCGAGCGCAAACTTACGTTCTGCGGCAATCTGCACATGCGTTAGATTGAAGTCGCGTTTCAGGGCCTCGGCATATGTCCCGCTATGCCCCGGTGTGTCTTTGTATGACCCGCGCAGAGAATCAATCCGCTGTGCAGTCTCTGCGACCTTGACAATCTGTAGCTGGGCGCGCATTTTCTTGAGTGCAGCAGCCTCGGCAATATCGGCCATCACAGACGCCGCCCCTTCCTGCATCTGCTGATCGCGGGAAAGGGTCTGCCAGCGTTCGGTATCTGTGCGCGCGAGCCTGCGCATAGCCGCGCTCAGGCTATCTTCGATATGCTGATATTGCGCTTCCGTAGGCGCTTCCCGACCTACGGCTTTTGCAGCGGCATCTACAGCAAGGCGGCAACGGGGTATCATTGATCCATGCCCTCGATATTGAAACTGGCGCTTTGCCTGTTTTCTCTGACGCTGATAGTTCCGGCTATCTGCTGGGGCAATAGCGGGTCATGGCGCGTTGCGCTAATCGCGTGGAAACAGTTTGCCGTATACATGGGCGCGCTGTATCTCATCGGGATTTTGACTTGGTTAGGCATGGGCGCTCCGCATTAACGCCCCAGCGCGCAATCTAGCGCGGCTTTGACAAGATCACCCATAGTCATATCGTGCGCGTGCTCGGCCTCGACTTGTTTCAGCGCCTCAGATACTGTCGTTGTTTTCTCGCTGCCTGGTAACTTCACCGGCATATCAGGCGATTCGGTTGCGATCTGCTGCACCCGCGCAGTGTTCGGATCTGTCGGCGAACCACCGGCTTCGGTCTTAGCCGCAGGGAATTCGCCGCGTTCCAGCAGTCCGCCAACATGGTCTAACTGCTCTTGAACCGCCTGCCGTGCAGACTCTGCCGGACTCATATCACCATTGCGCAGCGCACGAACACGCTCTAGCAAAGCGGCCTTATCCTCCGGGTGAAGGAACCCGCCCGCTTGCTTGATGCAATTGGTGAGCGAGCCCACTAGGCACCATCCGGCTTGAATGAAATTTCGCTGATGTTGTTGTTGCCATCGCGCCCGGTAATGCGCAGTTTCCAGCCGCGCATAGGTCGCTCATCAGCAGGCATCACCACCACCTGAGCGGGCGGTACGTTGACCTGAATGTCGGGGGCCTTCAATTGCAGTGCCTTGATAGCTTCAGCGATGGCGCGAAGAATGGACAACTCTTCTTTATCGTCGGCGTCCGGCTTGTTCAGCGCATCGGCAATGGATTTGAGCGCGGCTACTTCTTCTTGATCGTGCGTATCCGGCGGTTCCGGCTTTTCCATTACCGCGAGAATGTCCGTAAGACATACACTGATTTCGGACAACAGACCCTCGAAGGTCGTCATCTCCCCTGCGCGGGATCGCATCTTGTCAACGATTGCTTCGATTGCGCTCATGCTGTTCTTCCATTGGTTACCCGATACATTCGAGCAGGGATTGCAAAACGGACTGACGCTTGCGCATGTCGATAGCGGCCTGCACATCAGCAGCGCGGGCCTTCACTTGTGCGGGCTCGACTACCGGCTTGACGGGATCGGGCAGCGCGTTCGTTCCTTCGCTGCGGGGATTGCGCTCACCGGGGCGCAGTGGGTCTGTCAGGCTTGCGCTAGTCGGGTCGAACTTTCCACTATTGCCGGTCGCGGATTTGATCTGCTCAGGCTTGAAGGCGACCGCCAATGTTCCGTCAAACTCATCGCCGTTGACTCGCTTGACTATCACACCGTCATAACCCTCTGCCTTTGCTTGTCTCACCAATGCGCCGTTATCACCGTCAACAACTGATTCGAGCAGCCCTTTTGTTTCGATGACTTTTGGGTTCCGAAGATTGACATAGACAGGTACTACATTCGCACCATCGGCCACAGGTTTTACAAACTTCGACGCGGGATTGAATCCATCTGCCGCGTTGGTTACGCTATCGGCATATACGGACGCAGAATCCGGTCTTGAGATCAGGTAAATTCCCTCGGAGTTTGGGAATCTGCTTTTGATCATCGACGGGTCGAAAGCATTAACGTCGCCCCGAGTGCCGTGGTACATGATCAGCGGTTCGCCAACCGAATCAACAACGCGCGACCCTTCAAACCAGTTGCGGAACTCAGGCAGCGAAGTAGTCGGTACAGGCCGCACATCCGGCATACGCCCCGCCGCCAGTTCATCCGCAGCACGCATCACCTCAGCATGCGCCTCTGGCACATCAGGCAGATTACGATGCAGTGCATCCTGAGTCACGCGCACGCGGGCGGCGTCAATGGCAACGGGATCGGTAGCGCCATGTTCTGCGACATCCTGCCGCAGTTTGTTCATTCCGTGGGCGACGTAGGCGCGCGTCTCAGCGGGCATGTGCTCACGCCAGTTAGCGCCGTACTTGTTCAATGCCTTGTCAACTGCGCCGGGGCCTGCGTTATAGGCGGCGAGCGCTAGGTCAGGTTCACCGTAGCGATGGTGCATCGCGTCAAGGTAGTCTCTGCCCACTCGGGCTAGTTCGTCCGGGCTATTGTTCCGCGCCGGGACCACGCCGAACCCTGGATCAGTCGCTGTACCAGGCATGACTTGCATCTCGCCCTGCGCGCCTTTGGGACTAGTCAGCAATGCGCCGTCTTTGCCGTATCGCTTCCCGCCACTCTCAAGATGCTGCACAACGTCCGCTAGCGTAGGCGGCGGTTTCGTTGCTCGTGTCAGCCCGTAGATATGCGCCCCGCCGAAGATGGCAGGCAGCGCCGTTGCGATAGTCAGCCCGAGTGGGTCAACAGGATCATGGCGGCTTGCTTCGTCGTTGTAACCGGCCTTCTCAAGAATCTTGCGGGCGATTGCTTCCTGCGCCATGTACGCAGCCGGACCAGATGCGGCCATCAGTCCGAACGTGGTCTTGACGGTAGGCCCGACTAGCGGAATGACAGCGGAGGCTTGTCCTAGCCCCTCCACGGCTCCAACCTTGAGCGCGGTTGCTGGGTCTATCCCCTTCGTCATCAACTCGCGTGTGGCGGTATTCGTGCCCTCTGCTGCCAGTAGGCCCGCAGCTACCGGCAGGTTAGCGACCGACAGTGCAGCCGCGACCTTGGTGCCTACGCGGACCAGCCCGAATAGAACCTGATCGGCGGTTGATGCTGTAGCCGGATCGGGAGTGAACTCGCTCGCCTTCGCGCGCATGACATCGCCGCCTTCGGCTACGAACTTCGACGCACGATCAGCCATCAGCCTGTCTTGCGGCTGATCGCCCATCACGGCAGGCAACGGATGACGGGCGCTTTCAGTAGCAGCGGGGCCAAGGATATCGAGCAGCGAGCCACCGACTTGCAACCCCGCAACCGGGACCGCTTTAACGCCAGACGTTAAGAAACTGCGCAGGCTAAACGATGCGGCAGGCTCAGGCGTCGGGTTCGCTATCTGGCGGCGGATGCCAGCTTCGATCCCGTCAGCGTAGAGCGATTCGATGCTCATTGCTTCACCGGCAGCCGGATAGGCTGTTGCCCCGCTGGGTCTAGAGTGATGAACGCACCGCCAACGCTGGGCAGAAAGTTCCCGTTACCGTCGCGCTTCATGCCGTAGCGAGTTAGCGAATCTGAGAACCGCTGTATCGTCACCGGCTGGCCCCGTAAATACACCGTACCGGACGGGGCTATGGTCTTGATCACTTCCGGGGTGTAGAGACTCAGCGCCTTGTCGAATTGGTTCTCATCCATCCCACGCGGTAGCAACATCTTGACGCCATTGCGTTCAATCGGCAGCCCGATCACCAACTTAATCGCGTGCTCCATGCTCGCCGGGAGTTTGAACCCGACCGGCGCGATGCCGTCCTGATCCATAGCTGCGCGGACATAGTACGCAGAGTCGATTACGTCATCCTCTGCCCGAGGGTCGCCCAACGTGCCGCGAACCATACCGGAGATTTCCGCGCGCCATCCCGACAACACAGCGTCATCGCGCTTCACTGTCTTGTCAGACAACGCCTGAGCGCCGCGTAGGACAAGGGCTGACACGTTCCGGCCTGCGGTGGTCTGATCCGCCCCGAGTTTGAGCGACAGCGCCATCGGGCGATTCTTCGCGTCGATCTGATCCGCCAGCACTTTTAACCGGGGAGCGGATAACTGATCGCCGACAACGCCCAGTTCGCTCGCCTTCGCTTCGGGGGGTAAAGATGCCAGAGAGTTAGCCCACGCCGTCGCCTCATCAGGCTTGAGCGGCGAGACAGTGAACCCGGTCACAGTTTCAAGCGCCGTTTGGGCCTCTAGACGCTTTGCAACGACACGCGCAGCAGTTCCGGGTGTCGATAGGTTTTCTGTCTTGGTTTCCGGTCCGCGCCCGAACTGCGTCCACGCATCCCACGGGTTATCGGTGTAGGCTTTCGTTTGCGTCTGGTTGATCGCCTGCGCTTGCTTGTGCAGCGCCATCATCTCAGGCGACGAACCCTTAGCGTTATCGACCTCCAACTGCCGCAGCCATTCCTGCTGACGCGGCAGACTCTGCGCCCCGAAGCTAGCGCCAATCAGGCTCTTGGATAGCAGCACCTCGGCAGCTTCCGCGTATTGCGTACCGCCGACCAATGTACGTACACGCGCGGCGTATTTCTGATCCGGCATGGCCCCACTCAGCGCGAACGCTTGCAGTTCGTTGAGTGCCTTCAATGCCTCTGCGTCGATTCGGTCTTGGTCGGTTCGTTTGCTGGCTTCATCTCGTGCGACATATGCAGCAGCGCGGCGGCGAAGTTCGATCAGTTTTGATGTGTCAAGCGCATCAACACCGGGATTACCCGTTTGCATGGGTTCCGCACCATCGGTTCCAATACGCTGATTCAGCATGGCCAGCGCCGCGCGTGGGTCGCGCTCAACATCAAGGGCTACGGAATCCTCGTAGACCCTTTCGAGATACTTGACGCGGGTGTCATCCGTGATCGTCTTATCCCATCCCTGCTGCTTGGCTTTCTGCTGGATGCCCCACTCGATCTGCGCCATGCCCGCTGCGAATGCCGCCTTATTGCCGGGGTTTTGAAAGATGCTGCGACGGCCCAAGTCCATCGTGTCGTCGGCAGTCTTGTCGTTGAACGCATTCGTCTGCGTGGCCTGATGCTGCAACAGTGCGCTTTTGTAGTGGAGCGACGTTATATCGGCATGTTTCACGAACATGCTACGCTGGTTATCGTTGGCTAGGGACTGCGCTAGAGCTTCCTTCGCGTCCTCGAATTTCTTGGTGTAGTTTGTTGCGAACTCTTGGTTCGCTGCGGCTCCGCCCCTGACTTGGTTGAATCCCGTCTTGGGATCAATTTGTAGCAGCGTTCCTATTTCGGTCAACTTGTTTGCTGCCGCTTGTGCGGTGATCTGGTCCTGCCTGTCGTTCGTGGCGGCGACCATGTTGACAAGTTCGCCATAGTCGTTAGCGCGCGACTTCGCGGACTGTGCGAGCGCAGCCATCCCCTGCCCAGCAGACGGGTTGTATCCCGCGACTCCGGTGACCGGAACCGGTACCGGGCTAGACTGTTCCTGTACGTCAGGCAGGCGTGGCATTTAGTTAGCCTCCCACCAGTTCTGCTCACTCGGGCCAACAGACTTAGGCCCGCCACCACCGAAGCGTTGGAGAATCGACGACTCCCTAGCCTGCCCTTTCATCAGCGTGGTGCGTGCGTTGTAAACAGATCCAACACCCGCCATGATGCCGTTGGCTTGTGCTTGCTTGCCGCTGTACTCGGTAGCGTCGGCTTGCAGGTTCATCATCCGCGCTTTGTCGTCGCCTTCGTACAGTGCAACGCTTTTGCGATACGCCATCTCGCCAGCGTTCCGAGCGATCAGGTTAACCACCGTAGGATCAGACGCCCCACCACCGCTAGCCGCCGCAGAGGCTAGAGCTGCAGATGCGATGTACTGCGCCTGCCGATCTACGTTGATTGCTTCTCGCTGCGCAGAGGCTTGAGCCTGTCCCGCGTTCTGGCGCATCTGGTCTGCCTGGAACGACGCGGCGCGGCGTGCGGCTATACCCGATTGGATGTGGCTCAGGCCACCCATGAAGTCGCCCGCGACATCGTTCTGCGTTTGCAGCGAATTGAATCTGATCAGGTCTTCGAGGTAGCTCATCTGTTGCTTTCCGCATCCATCGTGACCGCCAAAACAGTGCAAGGTCTAGGGGCCTGCGCTTTCAAACAGATACGCAGATCGGTTGTCCACGTACCCGGAAACTCGATCAGGTTCTGGTCATAGTCCGTCTGCGTGGCTGTACCAATTTCGATACCGTCTTCGATCAGCGGCATGTCGTCGAGGGTATCGAAGTCGGCCCCGAACCGGATACCACGAGGGTGCATGTCAGCCATGATCAACCCGATGTGATGTATCTTTTTCTGCGCATTGAGTGGACTGACCTGAGCCGCCGAACCCAGCTTTGCGCTTTGGAAAGTAGCGGTGTACGGCAGGCCAACGACGATATCAATCGCGCCAGTTGGAAGGGTTATCTGCCCACCGGATACCGTGTACCTCTGAGTCCATGTCGTTGCCGAATCATCCGTTCCGATATCAACGCCGTCTGCCCAGACAACAACGCTTTCGCCTTCCAAGTGGCTTAAACCAGTAAGGACCGTCCTGCGGATACCCGAATAAGCGACGTATGAGTCCGCCAACATGCAGGAACTACCGCCACGACAGTCGATCTCTTGCGCCCACTTTTCCAGGTAGCGAACGTCCGATCCGTTGATAGTTCTTCGGACAACGTAATAAACTTGGTCGTCAAGATCGCCATCAATCGCGGGCAGGATCACGACATCTTCGATGACCCCGTCAGTCTCAATCGGTATCCACGCGAGCACATCTTCGGATCGGCTGATAACCGCGACTAGTGCGGTCCCGTCAGACTTCACCGCATGGAGCCGTGTGTCTGGGAGGCGTTGGCAATCGAGCCGAACAATACCGGGCTGACCGATCTCGGGGCACAGTTCCATGATGTTCGACGAACTGAAATCATATTCCCGAAGATCGAACGACAGACCGAATATCTTGGTGCTAGATCGGTTCACGAAGTACCCTGCCTGATCGACCTTGACCGCATCGACAGACCCAGACCCTTGCGTAGAACTGGCTTTGATGTTGAAGTTAGTAGGCGTCAGAGGTTCGTCCAACGACGATGCTCTAGCCGAGAATTCCGCACCCTCCGCTCCTAGCAGCAGCCCCTTCAAACTCAGTAGCCAGTTGATCGTATCGACAGGCCCTGATCCGATGGTGCGATTGATCGGCCCAGCGTTCCCGACATACGTTCCATCGAAAGCGTCATAGGCATCCGAGATCGAGCCCCAGATACCATTCAGACCCGCCCACCATAAGCGTCCTTCGTGGAACTTGACCGAGGTAGGCCAGCCGCGCTTATCGGACCACTGGCCCTCTTCCCAGTTTTCAGTTGCCGATGTCCCGCCAAGATCGTAAACAACCTCGGCACTGACAGATGTTGACGATCCGTAATCCGTGACCCGCGCGATACCACGCACGCTACCGCTACCGATTTGCAGCGTCATCGTCACAGAGTCGGGGGCTACGCGGGTTGTCAGGATCAACCGGTAGTAAACGATCTGGTTATCGAGCGTGTCGTTGTATGACGCTGTAACGTCAGCCGTCCATTGCTGGGTCGCAACATTGGCCCATGTCGCATTGTCATAGGACCGCTGCAAGTCAACCGTCGATGCCGTTGCATCACCAGCCACGATGATCGTGAACGCGCGAGCGTCCGCAATTCCAGTGACGCGGATAGAAGCGGTCGCCCCAGCGGATGCCGCTGACGTGGCGGTTACCTGTTGTCCTACAGACGTAATGCTGAATAGCGCGCCGACATGCGTAGTCTTGAATAGCGGGGCAGATGCAGTGATAGTGATATTGCCGGTGATAGCACTAGCCGTCAGCGTCATCGGCGTGACGTTCTGCACCAGAAACGGGCCATCAGTAGGCGCGTATGTGACGACAGACCATGATCTGCCACCGGGGTTAACGCCGCGCCGCTCGATCCTGCGTTGTTGATGTCCTGCGCACGCGACGAACAGCACATCACCAGACTGGTCTGAGCGCACATTCTGTAAGTCAGCAGAGAGCCACGGAGTCGGCAGCGTAACTACACCAGCCGCTTCTATCGTGCAGTTTGATACCCAGACCTTCTGTGCAAGCCGACTTGAAAACTCAATATAGAAACTGCCGATGTTCGGCGTGAACGCGAGTGAGTGCGTGCCAGTTAGCAGGGTCGTTTCCTTGATTAACTCATCCCCGCCAGACGTAGACCCGACCCGCAAAGTGACAGGCCCGCGAGGGACCACGATCCGTAAGGCGTGTTCTGTATCCTGCGTGGCAATTGTCACAGTCTGCCTACGGATAGCCCGAGAGGTTCCGGTGCCAACAAGCTGCATGTAGTTCGGCGCGACCCATGTCGAAGCCGCACTGCCCTCGTCGTTATCGGTCCAGTCCGTCAGGGCAGATGGGAAAGTCCCGTTCGATACGGCAGAGGTCACCGTAGGGCGGGTCAACAGTGTGTCGTTGATCCATACGCGCATCAGGCTATCGGTCAATTCAAGCAGCGCTGTGTCGTTCGTCGAGAAGATGAACTTCAGCATCCTCTCTGCGGCATTGCCGTAGATGCCGCCGATGTACCCCAGGCCCGGGCGCAGGCTCATCGACCCCAGCACGCGGGGCATCCAGTTAGTCTGTTGTTGTGCGGCCATAGCCGCGCGCTTCACGTCGATGCGCGCGAGCCCAAGGTGAGATACAACTCCCCTGTTTAGCGCATAAAGGCTTGATACCTCACGCATGTCAGCCTATCAAATTCCCGCTCTGCGACCCGCCATCCCTACGGTTCGGATACCGGTTACGCGACAGGCTCCAGTTCCCGCGCGCTGGGAAGCTCGTCGGTTCGGCCATCGCTGCCCGACTCTTCGCGGTCTTGAGTCTCGCTGTGCGCAGTTTCTCGACCTTCGTTAACTCGTCTACCGAATTGGAAAGGCGCAAGATGATCTTTGAGGCGAAGTGCGCCTCGACGAACTCGCGGAACGATTCGGGCCATTTGTTCAAGTCCATGCCGTAGCCGGTATCGTTCGACACGTAGCGGACATACAGCGTATCGAGGTCGGAGTACCAGTACCCTGCCTCGTCCCAATACCTAGTCAACGGGCTGCGGAAGAATTCATCCGAACACAACCCAGATGTCAGCACCCAATCCTCTGGCTTTGGGAATGCCCGGTTGTATCCGAAGTCGGGTTCGACGCCAGAGTCATAGTCGATCTGGATCGTCCGCATGGCGAAATTCCACTGCCCCATTTCGAGACAGGTCTTGACACCGTTGCTCGACCACACGCGATCCAGGAGCCTGCGCGGTTCCCGGTTCTCGGTCAGGGTCGATAGGAAGCGCTCTCCGACTAAGAGAAGCGCCCCGTTATAGATGTCAAGCTGAGTCGTCATGTCTGCTCGGTTACCCGCTCATGGTTTTGCAGCCACACCAATGCGGCTGACTTGTCGGCGAAACCCTCTTGAACAACGGCGCTGTCCGATGTGCGAATGACAGCGTGCTTGCGCTGCGGTCCCTTCCACTCGACTTTATGGCGAATAGCGTTTACAGGGACTTCAAGTGAGGTTTCGGCGAAGTCGTGCTTCTTGACGAGGAACATGCGGGCGTAGTTGCGGCCCACGTCCAGCACGATCAATTCCAGCATCCACTCGCCGGTTTCAAGGCGAACGTCGATACGGTCATAGACCTGCATCGAGGCGGCGCAGTGCGCCCAGTATCCGGGCTCCAGTACATCGTTGACCGTGGTGCCTTCTTCGGCGTTAACTACCCAGTCCTGCCGCATCTGCTCGGCAATGCCGATTCGCTGCGGGTTCAAAATCAAAGCACGTTTATCTGACATTTCCCATCCTCTCAAGTTGAAAAAATGGGCGCACCCCCATAAGAGATGCGCCCGCGTAGCAAGGCTGCGAAGCCTTACGAGGTACTCGTCATGCCCGACGACAGCGATGCAGCGCCTGCCGTGCTGATGCTCGTCACATACGTCCAGCGCAGCACGGATGCCGTGCTGTTCGTCGTTCCGCAAGCCAGGATCGCAACCATATCGAACGGACGCATGCCCAACGCGCCAGCGTCAGTGAAGTAGCCAGCATTCAGCACAGCCGTCGAAACGTCAGTGGTGAAGTACTGCCACACCCGACCGCCTGCCGACATACCTTCGCGGTACGTATTGGTCGAGGACTGGTTGTAGTTGTTGAATGCGTAGATCGACGACCCGGTGATGTGGGAATCCGGGCCACCGCCCAGAATCCCGGCGATCTGAACCGGCGTATTGACGACCGAGCTTGCGTTGGTGGAACTGAAATATGCCATGGTGGCCTCCTATTAGGCGTAAGCCGAGCCGTCGTGAGTGACCACGACAACGCCGGTGTTTTGGAGAAGCAGGGCACCTTGGTAACCACTTGCCCGCGCATACGAGTAGTCCTGTTCAACGTCATAGCCGACCGGGCTTTGCAGGCCTGCCGTATCCATCGCGTGACCAGCGGCGCTCTTGTGGTACATGAACGATTTCTCGCTCGACGTGCCCTTGCCGGGAAGGTTCGGATGTTCCACGATCAGACAATTGCGCCACCGATAGGCCATTGGCTTGTCCTTCCACGAAGGATTCTCACCTGCGTAGGGGCGGACATCGACATATTGCGCATTGGCGAACTCGGGCGCTTGCTCAAGGTAGGCCAAGAATGACGGCTGGCACAGCAGCGTGATATTGCTATCCCACGGCACAGCAGCGTTGCTCAACTTCACACGCGCATTCTGGAACAGACTCACGTTGGGGATCGTCGCCGAAGAACCGATGGCGACCGTACCAGTGTTCAACTGGTTGATGATCAGTTCGTCAATCTTGCGGTTGATGACTGCCATCGTGGTCATTTGCATGACGGCACGCTGATTGCCCTGCGATGCGAACACGTTGAACCCGGTCTTGCGAACCAAGTCGTGCCACTCTTGCAAGGTGCAGGTGTTTTGGGTCAGGCTGTCGGCACGCGCCGGGATGCGACCATTCAGGCCACGAGTCACGGCAGAGGCGGCACCGGAACCTGCGACCAGGAAGACAGCTTGCTGCCCCTTGATCACGGCTTCAGTGGTGACGGTTTCACGAAGCAGCGACTGGTGCTGCTCGAATACCTGGATGAACTCCTGGCGGTATTGAATTTGGAATGCAGAATCGCTCATGGCGAAGCTCCTTTAGAAACAGTTGGGATCAACCGTCGCTTGGGGTATCCGTCATGGCTGTTCGTCGGGGTGTCCTTTCGGGGCCGACTGCCCGCCAACGGGGCCTTGCTACTCGGTAAGCAATGCCATACTTACACAAATAACAATACCCGTGTTAGCGTCATATAGAATTCTCTCAGCGCGGTTTGAGTTTCTCTCGCGCTTCAAGCAACTGTCTATACCTAGCCTGCATGGGCTCATCCAAATTGTAAGCTTTCCGATTCTCGCGCATGGTTTTCTCGATCTTCTCGATTTCGCCTTCCACGCCCTTCATCGGGTCGGCCTCTGAGCCGGGAACAACAACCCCGCTCGGATTCTGAATCAGCGCCAGTCCGACGAGAAACTTCAGCATCTCGGGGGATGAACCGATAGGCGTGCCGTCTGCAAGCCTGCCATTTAGCAGTTTGTCCTTCAAC